GTGTAGCGGATAGGAAAGACATAGTACCTAATGGCTCCCACTGCATTATATCCCCACCACCCCATGTAGCTAGTGGCTCCCATCCGCTCCGTGTTAAAACTTCAGCATCACCCAATAGGCAGTGTGCAGCGTAGTATCGGATGGGAACAGGTAGCTTGCCACGCTCTGCAATACCAATGAATCGCGCAGTGCGTGTCTCTTCTAGGGTAGATTTGTTACCGAGGCGTGCTTCATAGAGTGCTTGTACTCTATCGTCCTCATGTTCTGCCAGTGCCTTAAACCCTTCGTCAGTCTTAGCAAACGCAAAGGCTTCTTTACCTGTACGTGCGCTAGTCTTGGTAGGAGGTGTGACATCTAATGCTACGAGAAGTTCCGCAAACTTGGGGTTAGACATCAAGTCTTCACGTGAGACTCCTGCTTGCTCTAGCAGCATCTCTTTACGCATACGTACTTCGTGTAAGTGTTCCTCTAACATGTTCATATCAAGCTCTAACACAGGGTGTGTGAACATACTCAGAGTAAGGTCGATGATCTTTAACTCCTTGAGCGGGAAGTCTTTCATCATGATCTTGAATATGTGGTAGGTTAACTCGACATCGTTGATGCAGTAATCCCCGTACTTAGATAGTTCTTCTTCGGTGAAGTCTTCTAGGTACTTACCCTTGGCGTCTAACACCTCAGTACCTTTCTCACCTACACCGTAGCGCACTGCCAACGCCTTTAGTGCAGCACTCTTATCGACACCGTGTAGTGCTCTAGCCATACACATCGTATCTAGCCAACCCTTGGGGGTGATACCTAGTCGCCATGAAAGGATCGCACCATCAAACATGGTGTTATGTGCCAACACAAAGGTGTTCTTCCAGTCGTAGTTCTCATGTAGGTATTCACGAAGCTCATCTTCCGTACCACTCAACCATACGGTCTCGCCTTCGTTTAACTTGATACCCATACCGATGATCTGGAATCGATCACTACGTACGTACTCTTCTGTCGTCATCTTGCTGAGTGAGAAGTCCTGTGCCCAGTACGTCTCAAAGTCTACTGTTAATATATTCATGTGGTTGCCCTTGTTGTATTACCTCAATTAACTTATCGAGGTAGTGTCTAGCTTTCTTAACTTCTTGTAGCTGCTCATCTTTAGTACCCATACGCATGGTGTACTTGGGTGCATTGCCACGGTAAAAACCGATCTGTTGTTCTAGTGGCCACGTGCCGATAACATCCCACGGCTGCACGTCCATCTTCTTGGAGTGGTCACCACCTTCTTGCCTATCTTGTGCGCTCATAGTGTCTCCAAGTATCGTTCTAAGGCACTGTATCCACCAATGTGCTTACTGCCGTGGAATATCTGTGGAACTTTCCTCCATTCCGGGTCTCGCCACTCAGGGTTAATACCAACGTCTAAATAAACAAATGGTAGCTCCTTAGTGTGAAGCAACAGCTTTGCTGCCTCACAGTATGTGCAATCTTCTTTACCGTAGATAAAAAAGTAATCACTCATCTCTCTCAAATCCTTTTTTATAGCTAAGCAAATCAAACCCAACTGGAATAGAAACTTTACTAACTCCTGTCTCTTCCATTATCTTGTTCATTATTTCAGCAGCCTTACGGATTATTTCTTTCTCGTCCTGTGTCATACCCATGTCCTCCGTAATAGATCTGTACCTGTTGCTACATCTGCAACAGGACGTTTCTTGCGTTGTCGTCTAATGATTTCTTTAACTGCACAGCCACAACCCTTCTGCTTAGGTAGGCTAGCTGTACGACAGTCGAACGTCTCACCACAGTGTTTGCATAAACACTTCCAGTGCCATGTGCGTTCTTTGTCATCCCGAAAGGAAACTTCTAAAACTTTAAGGTGTTCGGTCTCATAGCCAGTGCGGTCTTTGCGCTGACTTCCGATAGTTGCTGGCATAATAAATTCCCCGTGTGTTGCTCGTCGCTAATACTACTGTTAAATTTTACTAGTGCGTGTCCTCTCTCATTCTCGGCACGCATACCCCGTTGGTATCTCCCCGGTATCAATGGGGTTCTCACCAACTCCCATCAGACCAGTCTATCGTTACTATAAGCCATCCTATGACTAAGACAAGCCCTGTATACCCAAAGGCAATTAAGATAAACTCAAGCATCGCTAATCTCCGACATCTTCCAGTACGTCATCAATTTCATGCTGCGTCATACCCTTCGTTATTCTGTTGCTAGAACGTAATTCAATAGGCACCTCGACAATCTGCCCACCGTTTTTCAAAAACGTTTCCACATCCTCTTGCAGTTGTTGTCTCAAATTGTCACGACTATTCATGTTATATCCTTGCATACGTACCACTGATCACCTACAATCGTTGCTATGTTTGAAGGTGTGGTTACCCAAACATGTGTGCTAAGACCCCGCCCTTGTGGCGGGGTTTTTTATTCCCACAAAGCAAACCCATACTTCTCTGCATGATTAACCTGCCTTCGCAACGTTCTGTGCGTTGACTTGAATATGATAGCGAGATTTGCCCATGACACGCCTTTTTTGCGCAGCTCCATGATCTCTGCCATCTCTGGTATAGTAAACCTTAGTTTTACCGCCATCACTCTCTCCTTTGTATAGTGGTTTAGTGCTACGCCTAACGATAGTCCATGTGTCTATGTCTAGCAAAAATGCCGTATCGCCAACACATTCGTAGCCTCTAGCCAATACATCCATCTCTCTTTGCTGTTGCCTAGTCGCACCTTGCGTACTACGAAATGCCGGATGACTCGTCCCTACTTTTATCATGGTCGCCTCCGTATAATCGTTGTAGTAGCGAAGTACGACTGATCGCTGCATGTGCCGCTACTTCTTCTGCTGTTTGTCCATACGCTACCCACGGATGACCATTAACGTATCCATGAACTGTATAAACACCGTCTTTACCTACTTCTATTGGGAAAGTAATCACTCTACATACTCCTTGCGATGACGTCTGCTGTGGATTTTCTCGTGCCATGTGCTCTAAAACCGATGATGTAGTCACGGTCTCTGGACATACACATGGTGCAGTTTGAACAGGTAACTCGTTCTGTTTTTTCGGCGGGACACGCGACAATCTGAACTCCTTCTACTGTCTGCACGTTCGGTGCATCCATAGGCAATAACGTCACAGTAGGCAATTTATGTTTCTTATATGTAACAACAGCTTCTGCCACGTTATCAGTAGAGACGTTCACAGTAAAGCCATGATTGTTTGCAAACTTTATGCAATAGACGTTGTGTTCCGTCAATTCATGGTGCGTGTATGTGAAGCCGCGCAGCTTTCTGCGTGCGTTAGCTCTGACTAGTTCGACTGTTGATGCCAGTACTATGCGCCCACCACGGTGGTCTAGGTCACCCGCTTGGTTATGTCGCCACACCTGCCCACGAGGTAGTGTGTCTAGCTCACCAAGAAAACGTTCTAAGTCATAGCCACGCTCAGTAGTAGAGACTTTCTCCCAGTGTAGGGCGAGTGGCCCAGTCATAGCGTAACATGCCTCACGTAACCCACAGGTGATGGGGCATGATGCCTTGCTTGTGGTAGAGACTGGGATAGGCCCAGTCTTCTTGTTGTTGCTTACGCGTGTGAGATGATACTTAACCATGATGCTACCTCATGTATGTTATCTTCATTGATGACCATAGATATACCACCCGCCTTACGTATCTGTTCTAGGTGGTGCTCCTGTAGTTTGGTAGGTTTGTTCTTACCTGCCTTACACTCAATACCAAGGAATCTACCTTTGTGGCACACTATAATATCCGGCACACCCGAGGCTCCATATCCACTCGTTACTGGATAGAAATAGTACGCCCCCGCTTCCTTCAGTAGTGCTACCACTTTGTTCTTTACTTTCTTCTCCGGCGTCATAGCCATAATCATTCTCCGTTACGTCTAGCCAGTACACATCGTTTGTCATCCGTTTACCCACCCCACTCACGTGGGGCATAGGTGGCTCGAATGGTATGGTATGTAATACGGCAAGTTTGCGTTGCGCCCACATAGGCATCGTAGTTACTGCGGTGTAGTAGTCGTCCAATAGCTGCGGGTCGTATATCCCAAGGTATGTGACGTACACATCTCCAATAACTTTTACTCTGTATATGTTCTCGGCGTGCTTATTCATTGAAGTCACCGCATACAATAAAGAACGTATCCTTATCGTGGCGGTAACCTACACCCTCAACCATCTGTCCGTCCTTACACATTGCCACGGTAGACACACGCATCACCACCCAATCAGGTATCTGGTCTTGTGTGAGTATCTGGTGGTTAAGTACTCGACCGTTCCGTAACATCTTATCTGTACCTGCTACCATGATGCGGCCATCACCCATGTTACGTACAGCGATCATACGGTCGTGTGTTTCAGTTACTGCTTGTAACGCATCGTCACTCTCTAGTATCTGCTCGAACCGTTGACGTAGGTTTGTATCGGGTATCTCTATGCCTTGGGCTTTGAGCCAACGGATAGTGGGTACTAGCTCATCGAGAGTAACACTCCTTAGTTGGCGTTGATTCTCTCGGAGGTACTTCTGTAGCTCAATCGATGGTTCATCACGTGCATAGTCAATAGCACCAAGGTCAATAGCCTCGTTAGGTAGTACAGCGATGTGTTTGTTGATGACTCTAGCTAACTTCTTGATGTCCACTGACTTGATCTCTGTCCTAAACATGTTCCCATTTGCGTGGGCGGCAAGCATGTCTACCTCATAGCCGGGCTTGTCTGAACGTCTCGTGTCATGGCGTGTGATTAACACCGAGATTATGTCGTACCCCTCGAAGTAAAGTGCAAGGCTGCGTGGGGCTATGCTATCCCAACCGTCACTGTATAGTGGAAGCACGGTCGGATGCTTGGCTTTGACTCGGGTGTATAGGTCTTGTAGCTCAGGGGCTAGGTCACTTAGCTTGCCGTCTGTACGGTATTTTTCTACTTTGAACGAAGTGCGGTTACGTAGTCCTCGCGCTAGGTAAGCTTGTTGGTGTTTAACTTGGTCAAAGTCTTCGCTGAATAGTGTGTCTATATTAAACATGTTGTGGTTACCTCTATGGTTGATTGTTATACACTGTATAACACTACAGTGTGATGTGGACTGCTTGTCCGTTACTGGGAGATTTACTGCGGTTGTTTTGTATACACCACAGTACAGGTATGTCCCATGTACCCCACCCGTTATACAAGTCACCGTCAGTCAGCACGATGACAGCTTGTGCGGATATACTATTGTCTTTGATATACTGGCAGACACAGTCAACGTCAGTGCCACCACCACCGATAGGTTTGGTAGACTGTACTAATGTCTCGATGTTGTCCTCGGTATATACCTCGTCACCTGCTACCACGTGACCCCAATACAGGACACGTACTCGTGACGGTTTGACGTGCTCACATATAGCAGACACTTCACTTAGGAATGATGTCAGCTCACGTTGGCTGATAGACCCCGAGGTATCGACTGCTAGGATAAGCTCGTCCACTTGCTCGCTATATGACACAGGCATATACACGTCACTGCCCATGAACCTACGGTTAGGTCGTGACCATGAACTGTAGTCGTGACCACTACACGTAGAGCTAATGAAGTCACGCAGTACTTCACGCCAGTCAACTTGTGGTTGCATCAAGTCAGCAAGCTCACGGTCTACTATGCCACCTGTTTTACCTGCGGCTAGCGCACCTTGTCGTATAGCCTCGTCTAGCTCACGCTCCAGTTGGCGTTGCTCCTCATCATCTAGCGATGCGGCGGCATCCCATTCATGGCTATCAAGAGAGCGATTACCGCTACCACTAGTCCCACCGTTAGTGCCGTCTCCACTACCTCTTCCATCTTGTCCTTGTTCATCCTGCTCCTCCTTCAGTGCATGAAATACTCTCGCTGCGTCCCAACCACGATACTCGTCATCCAGTAGCCCACACTCAGGCATCTTGGCAAACCCATCACGGTTGTCGTCAGCGATCTTAATGTTAATCACATAGTCACACGCTTGGTTAGCAATGTTAGCATCCTTATCGTAGAGATGTTTCCACGTTGTTAGATGTTTATATAACTTGTGATATGTCTCGTGCAGTATCAAGAACCTCAGCTCAGGATCTGTCAGTTCATCGACAAACGCACGGCCATAGTACTCGTCACGTCCGTTCGTACACGCTGTCGGTACGTCATCCTTCACGGCACGTTCACCGAGCATGAGCACACCACTCAGTGCTACATACTTGGGGTTGTTCATGATAGCCACCACGGCTTTTTGTACGCGTTGCTCCGCGTTGATAGTTGTTGTAAACATAATTATAACTCCTCAATAGTCTTGGTGTCCCATGGGACGTCGATCACTATCTCTCGTGACACGTAGTACATCTCACGCAGTAACTCCCCTGCGTATTCCCCGAACTCGTCTAGCTTCTCCCCGCCGTGCTCGGTGTAATCTAAACTTATATCCTCCTCCTCTTCACCTATACGTATGTGGCACGTAGCCGCAGGAAATCCCTCCTCACGCTCGTTATGTAGCATGGCGGCTAACTCCGGCAGGTGCTCGATCCCTTGCACTTCAGGGAATGAGTCATACCACTTCACACAATCTGCTTTATATTCGAAGATGACAGCGGGCGTGCCGTTACACGTGGTCTTGTATAACTGCCACTGGCTTAACAGGTTGTGCTCCTGTACCAGTGGGTTCATGGCATACAGTGCTGCTAGCTCCTTAGCTGCTGCCTCGGGGACAGCAACTGCTATGATCACATCGCTACAATAGCCCATAGTTATCTCCCCCTTACATACTGGTCAACCGTCAACTTAATGTCCTGCATCGTTTCCTCAATGCTGTCGTTATAAACTTTCATCCCAGACAATTCGTATGCTTCCATAAGTCTGGCCAGCTCAAGGCATAAATCTACTAATTCTTTTTCTCGTTCATTCATCACTCAACCCCTTTCATTGTTATTACGCATAAGATCCATGACTTCCATAAATGCTTTATAGGCTTCACCGGCGTCATCAATTCGCTCGCCTTTATATACGAACCCGTCTTTATCTATATGCAACACTTCATTACAGGTGCAATTAGAAGAAATCGTATTATCGTCTGGTTGTGTTGAATACTTCATCACTTACCTCCTAATAAACTTCACCGATGCGCTGGTGCATCTTGATAATAAATACTGCGACAGACTCGTACCCTGCATCGCAGTGCTCCCATAGACTGGGGTCTACTGTGCTTAGCTCCTCCCACTCTGGCAGTTTAGTGATGGCATCCTCCAGTGCGCCGACCAGCACAGCTAAGTCGCTTGCTTGTTTTATGTCCATAGTTACCTCCTACTGTTTGTCTGCTGAAAACATGTGGCTGTTATTCATAGCCCATGCGCTGAACTGTTTGTTTGTCATGACTACTGACTGCTTGTTGTACTTGGGTGCACGTACACCATTAGCGAACAGACCTTGTGCCTCGGGATCTAGGCGACCCATGTATGTCATCCACGCACTAACCCAGTCAGCCTCAATGGTGGCAAGTGTGCGGTACACCACCATACAGATAGCCGCTGCGCTTGTCGGTACAGGGGCAGTCTCGGGACTGTCTTTAATATCCTTCAGCTTGGGTAACTGGTCGGCTAGCTTGATGAACGCACTCATGTCTAGCGCAGCACGCATACCTACTGTACCTATGAGCATGGCTGTGAGTGTCTGATCGTCAATGTTATCCTTGTCATGTAGCCACTGGCTTGCCATAGCTAGCGAGCGTGGCGTAACAAACGCTGCACGTTTCTCACGTGGGTGGAATATGTAGGGATTGTCCGCCGGATTCGCTACGTCCTCGTATGACTGCAACACGTGGGGATTCTCTTTAACCCATCCTAGTACTGTGGGGTGCACGCTGTTGTTGATCCCCCACTCGATCCACTCGTCAGCTGTGGGTTTACGCATACGTACACGTGTCACACGGTCAGACTGGTGAGCTAGCAGCTCGTCACCTACACCCTCACCTGCTAGGTTAGTCGTAGCAAACACGATACTCCCCTCGGGTAACTTGTACTGGCCGACCATACGCTCCAGTATCACACGGGTTAGCGCAGCTTTTACCGCACGGTTAGCCTTGCCAAACTCGTCTAGCATAAGTAACACTGGCTTGCCGTGTTGGATGCCAAACTCCTCGTTAGGTGCGAACCTTACGTAGTCGGTGTCGTTGTCCTCCTTCATCTTAGGTATAGAGATGTCGCCCACATCTTTGTTAGTACAGTCAAAGTACATAGGTGTGTGCTCGGGCAGCTCGTCAGCTAGCATATGTAGCAGTGATGTCTTGCCTATGCCCATGTGACCCTCGATTAGTAGTGTCACGTTAGTACCGCGTGCAAGTATGGCATCTACGATCTGGTTGTGGTTCAGTGCGAATGTTTCTAAGTTCATGGTGGTTACCTCATTGGTCGTTATGGTAAGTTACTGACTATGGCTATAGCCGTTAGAACCAACCCAGCTAGTCCTGTGGCACACTGTAGTGCCACGCGTTGTATCCGTGCTTGTGCCTCCTCTATCTCGGCCCGTGCCTCGTTGAGCGCATCGACAATCTTGCCGTCACACTCTATGAGGAACGATATCTCTTGGGCGAGCATGGCAGCGGTCACCCACTCCGTCTTGTCGTGTGGTGCTCTCGGTGGTACTTTCTTCACAGGCCTGCCCAGTTTGCGTAGCTTGTACACGTGTCCCTGACACGCCGACTCGGTACGATCCAGTGATGCTGCGATAGTCTCGAATGTCTCACCTGCCTCGTACATATGTATCAGGGCGTGCTCGTCTCGTTTGCTCCATCTATTACCTTTACCTTTCATTGTGATTACCTCGTTGGTAGTTGTTGTATGTTATACAGTGTGTAACAGTTAAAAGTCTAAGCTAGGTAAACTAGCCATGATAGCGTCTATCGATTTCTTGGTATCGACACGTTGTGTCACGCTGTTACGTAGCGTATCTGTTGTT